ATTGTATTAGCACCTGCTTTGTATACTTCTGTATCAACACGAGAAGTAAAAGAAGGGCTAAGTTCGCCAAACTCGAAGCTGTTGATAGGAATCTTTATCCTTTGCATCAACTTCTCCTTTCAGCCGCGAACCTCGATGTTGCAAGTTTGCGAGATGTCTGTTGCTGACTATCAAGTGATCTTGCCTTTCTCATGGCAATATCATACTTGTCTTCCATGAGTTGAATCAAATTTGGATCTCTAGCAATACTGCCAGCAAAAACCGCCGCCATTGCATACTCAACAGCAATAGTAAAATATGAAGGCCAGCCAATCTCTAATGCACGAAATGTATAGTCTGCAATAACTACTTCATTGCTACTGGCATTAGAAAATACCTTATCACCATATACCTGGTACTCAAAAACAATGTCATTCACTGTTAATGCATGAAGCATAAGAAGATCACTAGGTAATTGATGCGCTCTATCAAACCTGCCTGTAGGCTCTTCTGTAAGTTCACTTACTTGTTTTTGTTCTGTTGCAAACCGCCATCGTGAAGAACATAAATTAGTTCGTGCAATATCCTCATACATATTAACAGCTACTAATGATTCAGTTGTTCCATCATCAAATGACGTAATAGGCTCTGCTCCAATGAGGATCAAAGCCCTTGCACAAATATCAATAGCTGAGTTTGAGGCTGTAGATGTCATAAGGTCAAAGGGGGGATTTCTCCCCCCTCATCCTAATTAGTCACTGTCTGTTGCAGTCACAGTCAGACCATCAACTACGTCAATAGCTGATGCTGTTACTGAGTTTGCATAAGTCAGTGTTACAGCAGGCGTTCCACCTGTTGACGTTACAGCAACGATTACATCATTTGAACCAATCATACCTACTGCATCATTGAAATACCCTGCGGTATTTACAGTAGCAATAGTATCAGTGGTTGTGTAATGCCACAGGTTTACACCTGAAGCTGATGCAAGATTGGTAAGTCCTGAAGCCGCGTATGCCATTATTACCTCCTAGTTATTGTCAAGAAGTTCATAGACACCGTTGTCATCAATAACAACAGCACCCATAGACATATGAGCAGTTACCAGATGTGCTACTTTCTGAGGAACATAATTCACTTCAGTAGATACATCTGAACCAACAGCAAGACCAACAGCAGATGTGTGGTAAGCAAATGACTTACCAGCAGACACTGCGGATGTTGAGAAAATCTTAAATCCAAGAAATTCTTTCATTGTCATGCCACCAGCAAACGGCAGATTTTGCTCACCTACAAAGTCACTTGATGCAAACTCATTAATATTAAACAAGTCTGCGTAACCTTTGGAGTTCATGGCAATATATCGTCCACCGTCTTCTGGAATGTCAGCACCGCCAAAAGTCTCAAATGTTGACAGCAGATCTGCTTTTTCAAGAGCAGAACTTGTGTCGTGAATTTGAGTGCTATTAGCACCTGCATCCATAGCAGTTACAAGCAACTCATCAGTCTTACGACCAAGAGCATATGCCGCCGATTGTGCAACAGCTTGACGCTCATCAATATTTGTTTTGAGTTCGTCAAGTTTGTCGATGTATTCGGGAGCAAAATGATCCGTAAGAGTTGCGGTTACATTTGTATGTACAAGCTCCATGCTTGTTACATCACCGTTCCGAGATTTGGTGTTGGCAACGCCCTTACCAATTTTCTGGAAACGAGCAGTTGAACCAGTAACATTCGTTGCCTGGCGTACAGTATTTCTGAGTTTAGACCCCATACGCTGATAAGCAAGATGCACTTCGGTTTCAAACTGCGTAATAAAGGCTTGATCTATTGTATTAGCCATTTTTACACTTCCTTAAAACAAGTTACATTTAAGTTCAGGATTGGTTGTCTGTCATCGCTTCATCTAGTTATCCCAATGGGGCTATCAGCTACATACAGGCCTATCACTGTTGATATTGCATAAATAACTAAATGCTTGCAAGACTATTTAAATAATTTTTGAAAACCCTCATCTACTTCTTTGATGAATGCCTGATCTCTTTGAGTAGGATTCCAATACCTTGGATCCTTCATCATTGTGTTCAAATCATCTTTAGTAAGTCGTGATGGGCTTACAGAATCACTAGAAATAGGCGTTTCATTCAGTGCATTCATAACTGTTTCGAGAAGAATGACACCATCACCAGTTTGTCCAATACGCATAATTTCTGGCCCTAGATTTTCAGGGAAAAACTTTTGCGCCCACAATCCTACTGCTTCAATACGTGCATTAGCATTTTCACCTAGTTTTTTTACTTCTTCTTCTTGATCTGGTGCCGGAACCATAGAAATAATTGCTTCCAGGTTTTCATCAAATTCTTCCTGATTGAATCCATTTTTAAACGCAAACTCGCCATACTTTTCAAGAAAGTCATAATTAATTTCATCTTCCTCTTGTGTGTATTTCTCAGGAATTTTATAGTCACCAGGTTTTTCTGGCATGCCTTCATTGGCTGATGCTTCTAATTCTTCAATCAAAGAACTGCGTATTTCTTCATCACTTTTACCTAACTTGCTTTCAAGTGAAGAATAAGAGTTTACCAAATCTTCTGGAGAGTTAAATTTTTCAGGAAGCCACTCAGGACGTTCCACTGTTTCTGATGTTGCTTCAGGTGCTTCCACTTCTGCTTCCACATTATCTGTTGCTTCACTCATTTGCTTTTACCTTTTCTGCATGTTTAATACGCCTTTCAATAAGGCCGACTAAATAACGCTGACCTTCAAGATGTCTTAGTTCAGCGTCACTAATGTTTGCCCCACTAACTGATTCAATAGTAATTGAACGTAAGTAAGACAGAACCTCTTTGCCAAGGTCATCTGTAAACAGTGCCTGGATGTTTTGAGATATTTTATTATCTGCCGCTTTAGGACGCGGAAATCCATCAAGAGATATATTTGACATCTATTGTTGCGGTGGCAGAGCCGCTTGTTGCTGTTGCATCATAGCCGCCATTTGTTGCATTTGCTGACGCTCTGCTTCATCTCTTACCAATGTATCTGGAACTCCAAACTTCTTGGCAAGATATATTGCCGCCTCCTCTGAACTGACCAACATATTAACCATCTCTGGCCCGAATCTAACAGCAACCATTTCAAGAAACCTATCTACAGTTCCAATGTCTTGATTAGCCTGTGCTTGTGCAAGCGGTGACACACTGCGTACTTTTACTTCTCTGCCATTTACATTTGGCAAATCAATGCGTCCCTGCTTTTTCAGAATAAATACTACTCGTTGCAAAATAGGCTGAACCATCTCTGCCATCAGGCGACCAAACGCAGATCCAATTCTGCGAGATAGGTCAGCCATTCTTTCAGCTACTTCTGTAGCTGTTGCTGGTGTTTTATTAGGATCACCTAACATATCATTGTACAAAGCACGTTTAATATTCAGTCGCATATCATTCAGCACAAGATTAGCTACATCAAAACTACCTGCTGGTTGTATTGGCTGTAATCCACCTGTGCCTGGTGCTTTTGGTATGACAGTTCCTGGAACTAAATTGATAGTGTCAACATTAATGACACCATCATCATCCATTTGATAGATGCCAGAAATAGCCATTTGAGCATTTTCCAAAATCAACTCAACAGTCAGGTTAGTTGTTTTAATAGCACTCAAAGCATTTACCAATGGGCCGCGCCCATAAGTTTCGCCAGCCGCTTTTGCCCAACGGAATGGAATAAATGGATTAGAGCCAACACCATTGAACTCAGAAGTAAAGATCATTTCCTGAGACTGTTGCTCAATCACATAGTAACCAAAGCGTTCCTCATTCGGCTTATCATACAAACGACAGACAACCTCAAGGAGTTTGCATTTACCCTCTGGGTCTTGCTCCATCTTCTTGGCAAGATTTGTAGACACAGTTGCCTTCTTGTAGACATGCGGTATATCGGAATAGCGCATTTCGCGCTCACGATATACATGATCAATTATATCATCTGGCCCCGACTCAAGAACGATCTGAGGCATAGGTACAGCACTAAACTTAATAGGATGCACTGCATCACCCTCAGTAACCATCAAACAAGCAGTACCTACTGCAAGATCCAAAAAACACTCATGTATTTCTTGACCAAAGTTTGAGTTTTGCAATACTTCAAAAATATATTCAGTTACTTCGTCTAGCTTGTTATTAATTTCATCTTGTTCTTCTTCAGGAACTTCACTGCCTGAAACAAGATCTGCCCATCGTGCAAAGTTTGGAACAAGACCAGACTGTAAACGAGATGCAAACTCTTGAGTACCAACTACAGCAGTTTCATCAAAAATACGCTCGTCACGCCGTTGACCTGGCGCTTCAAAATAATATCCGCGCCTTTGTGGTAATGCATAGTCATAGCATTCTTGAAATAAATCCTCAAAAACCGCACGTTCTGCTTTTGCTTTTTTATACTTTTGTAAAAACTTTTTTGTTTGCTCTTTATGCATTGAAGTATTGGTCAAAGAATCCAAGACCACCTTTTTGTCCAGTTACCAAAGATTTACGGCCTCTGCGTCTTTTAATACGCTCTACATCTTTTTCCAATGTTTCTTGTTTAACTTCTTGTTTAGTTTCTTGAGTTTTCTTTTCTTCTTGTTTTGTCTGCTCTTCTCTAGCTTTTCTTGCTGTAGCCGCTTCTTCTTGAAGTTTTGTTAATGAAGCACGTTGTTGTTCTAGGGCTAGCCCCTCTCGCTCAAGCATACGTTGTTGTGCTTGACTTGCTCGTTTGGCCGCTTTTGATTGTTCACGCATTGATGCATACGTAGCACCCATATATAGCAAACTAGGTGCTGCTTTTAATAATCCACCAAGAAATTTTGTAAAGTCCATTTAATAAATCCTTGAGATTAATTAAGCAAAATACCTATCAAAAAATCCTCTACCTCGTCTAGCTGAAGTAGATGTACCTCTGCGTCCTCTTGTTCCACGACTTGTAAGCCTTACAGCCATGCTACTTGCTTTATCAACAGCCGCTTGTCTACGTCTATTTTCTATAACCCCTGGTACATCAGCGGGATCTCGCACACCAAATTCTTCTTCTCTTTCATCTGCCTGTACTTGTTCTTGTTCTGCTTCTATTTGCTCTTGGATTCGCTTTTGTTCTTCTTCAATTCTTTTTCTTTCAGCTTCTTGCTCTGCTCTGATTCTATCTTCTTCTGCTTTTACTTGAGCATTATACCCTGCTGTGTATTGATTTAAATCTTGTGTAACTTCTGCCAATAAACTTGGTGTAAAAAATTGGCCTAGCCTTGGGTTCATTGGTACACGAGCAAGCATATTTTGAATACGCTCTACTTCTTTGCGCCGATCTTGTATGCCTTGAATTGTATATTCAGCCATGTTGTACCTACATCATTCTTGACCAGTTACTAGTTTTAGCCTTTTTTTCTTTCCTTGTGAAGATATCAAAGTCTCTCCGTAATGTAACAGGCTTGGCTACTGATTTACGCCCAAGCACATGCCTACCTTCTCCACCGCCCAGCATTAAGTATTGTAAGGCATCATGTATATGTGAAAATCTATTTTTATCTGGTTTGTCATCATAGCGTTCACCTGATACCTGTATACGCCGATATCCATACCCACCTTCAAATCCTTTGATAAGTTCTTTGCATCTGAAATCTACAAGTATGCCTGACTGACCTTCTACCATTCTATTCAATGTGCCAGCTACTGCTTCAATCCTGAGTGCAACATCATTTGATTGCGCTGGTCTTGCAGTAAGCCCTGCACCACGCAATACCTGGAATGGAGTGCTTTCATCTGTTTGTGCGCGGAAGTCACCTGCTGGATCACCAATAATATTAACCTCACACATTGAGTATCGGGTTGCTATTTCCTGTCTCAGCAGTTCTGCAAACCTAACAATACCCATGTCAAAGGCTACAATCTCTTGCAGTATCAACCAGCGACCTCTTACACACTGACCAAATACTGCGGCTGGTGTAAGTCCAAAGTCTAGCCCTACATACACTGGCAACCCTGCGGCAACTGGTATTTCTTCTTTGGATATGTGTGTATCAGTAACCCACATTGGATATACAGGTTTGCCTTCATTAATAGTTCCAAGGCGATTCATCACATATACGTCTATCCAGCTTTTCGTCTTTCCCTGTATCAGATTCGAGTAATACGTCATCAATAGATTTTTTTGATTTTCTGCACTCGTGTTTGGCTGGTATTCGATGATTGATCCGTCCTCGTCTTTTACTTCTTCCATTCC